ATTAAGGATGGCGGATGCGTTGATTAAAGAATTAAAAAAGACCTCTGATTAAGAGGTCTTTTTATTTTAACTCATGTATTTATCAGCCCAAGAAGGTAACTCTATACTTCTACATCCTTTAAACATTTGGTATGTATTTGCTCCTCGATCAATCTTCCAATTATCTAATCCTTCCCCTTTGAAATTTACACAACGCGTAAACATACCACCAAAGTATTTTCCAGAGCTTACATCCCAACCTGAGAGATCACAATTAAAATTCTTACACCAAGAGAACATATTGGCAAAATTTGTCACATTGCTTACATCCCACTCACTTACATCATAATTTAGATCTCTCTTTGTGGCCTTGTCCTCAAACAACCCACTCATATCATCAATCTTCGATGTATCTATCCAATTAAGATCAACGGTCTCATCGCGACGGAGTTTAAGAATGTCAATATATTTTCTTATACTATCAAGCAGTTCTTCTTTGGTTTGTGGGTGGTCGTTAACTAATCCTTTTTTGATTAAAGACTTATCAAACATTGCTTCGTTTATGTATTCGGAAAGTGTTTTCATGGAATATTCAATTTAATTACTTAAATAATAAATAAAAAAAAGACCTCTGATAAGAGGTCTTTTAATTTTTAAGATTTTCAAGGATTATCCCTGAAGAAGTACTGAACGCATCTCACCTGTTCTGTAGATATAGAGCTGTTCAACCATCTTACCAGCACCACGAGCGGGCTCAATATGAGTATCAAGAACTAAGAACTCATTGTCGATTGCTTCTGCAGTGTTGTTGCTTTCGTCACAGACGTTCAAGTAATCATATACACCGCCGTTGTTCTTAACAGTTTCAAGAATGACATCTGCACGAGCCTTTACCTTGTCACGAAGAACCTGGGTGTTAAGCTCCCAACGATAACTCTCAAGCAACTCTGCAATCTCATCCTGAAGATAGATAACAAGTTCACGGATGTGAATCTTACTAAGAGCACTTACAGGAACCTGTTTTGCGGTCTGTTCAGAGTTAATATAAGTTCCACGTCTTGGTTCGTAGACAATCACATTGATACCATAAGGTTCGAGTACATCACGATCAGCCTTTGAGAATCCATAATCCGGACCAACAAGCTGTCCATCAAGAAGACGACCATACTGACTACCTGCAACAATGTAATAAGGCTGACGGCTTGTCCACTTATCCATGAAGAGGTTACTTACAAGACCAGCGCTAGGGATTGTTGTTCTGACAGTACCATCAGTAACTACCACCTGTGTGAAGTAGCCACACCAGCTATCACCTTCGCTAGCTCCGGGACGAATGAAGTTTTTAATAACCTTACTCCAATCGAGTGTCTTATCAGTCTGTGGCATGATCTTAATAAATTCCTTTACCTTAGGGAAGTTAAGAATTGCAAGACAGTTATCCTTTTTCTTTGCAAGTGCAGAAAGTGTAATTTTGTTATTAGATGTAGTCGTATCGAATGTATCAATAAGATAGTGATATTCAACATCTACGCGATTTGTAAGAGCTTCCTGAAGACCCTTACCATACTCACCAGTGATCACACCAAGGCTTGCTTCTACGATGTCTGCAGGAGTATTGTATGTGAATCCATTGAGCTCAAGAGGTTTAATCGAATTACCACTGGCTGCAGAAACATATACTATTTCACCATAATCAGTTGTTGTAGAGGTTTCGGATGTTGTAGGAATAGCGCTCGTTCCAGTGTATTCAACTGCCTTCTTTTTTTGAGAAGAAGTAGGGGTTGAAATTACTGTATAATAATACTTATCAGCAGCTCCACCGGTACCCGCTACGGTTTGTCTTGAGTAATAAGTAATAGTATCATTAGCCATATCATGATTTTCGCTATCAAGATAAGGAACAGTAAGTAACGTTGATGCGTTGGATGCAGTAAGAATATCCTCGTTCATATTCATCAACATCTTATGACTTGAGTAATCAGCATTGAAGAGAATATCAAGAGATACATAACTTCCGTTAGCGTTCTTGAAGAAAGGAATAGTTGTTCCTTGATAACCAGCGATATAGTTAGATGCAGGATCGCTTGCGAGTGCTATGAGCGCGTCTGCTGGCTCACCGAAAGCATCAACGTAATTTTCTTCGAGAGTGATAACTGCATTATCACCTGTTCCAGTTACATTGAAGTACTTACCAAGGGGCGCACCAGGCTTACAAAGATCTTCAGTAAACTTACCACGGAATACATACACATCCATGAAATAATCATTAAGAAGGGTGTCTTGAATTGATTCGAGATATTCAGGCATTTCATCCCCGGTACCAGCATAGTACTCACGAATGGTGAGATTGTATTCTGCAGGCACTGCCTTACGCATGATGATTGAGCAATCAGCATCCTTAGTATCTGTGGTGGTAATTACAATATACTTTGTATTTGTAGTTGCTGGATCAACTTGATCTTCGGCTTTCACAGTCCAGAATCGATTAGTGTCATAAACTGTCGTAACCCTACGAGGGGTGCCTTCTTTCGTGATATTATATATATCACTCGGATTGAACTTTGCCCAATCGAGATCTTCGGTATCGAAATTCTTAAGGTTTAAGCAAAGAATAGGACCCGCATTAAGTGCCTGAAGAGCAAGTCTATGGAAGTATACACCTTTCTTCTCAAGTCTCTTAGAAATATTGCCGTATGTGCGAATAAATTCATCACGGGAAGTGATGTAAACAGGAGTATTAAAAGGGCCTTTATCGGAGTAACCTACAAGGAGACGAAGCGTCTCTGCAGTTAGCTGATTATTCATGACTGATTTGTCATAAACAAATCTATATACACCACTGGACTTGATACTCTGTAAATGTATTGGAAGACTCATATTAGTTAATTTGTTTTTATTTATTTCTTTGATTATATGTCAAAATAATAATGACATTCAATTCTCAAATTAAAAACATGACTTAAATAGTCATAACTGTTATTATTTATACATGAATAGTATTTGCAACATATTTAATCCAATTAATAAGCTCAACGGTAATTTCCTTCTTTTCTCTCAGTATGTGGAGGATTTATCCAGGTCAGTGAATGACTCCACTATTAAAGTTCGACCATCGCGATTCATATGCATGACCGTCGACAGCGCTGCTGTTGAAAATGCAAAAAACCTTACTATGGTGGGGTCGGAATCTCCGTTTGGCGATGATCCCACAAAGTATATATCAGGGTATTTCCAAAATGTGTTTGAAAATGGAGTAACTGCAATAAAAAATAACGACAAGGATCTTACTCCAAAAGAATTCTCTCTGTATTTTATAAATTGTCTCCGAGCAATGTATTCAAATGGAGATTCAACAGATAACCTTTTAAACAGAATCTCCTATATTGGAGACATAGATGCGACGTCTTGGGAAGATGGTTTTGCTGATATCATTATCAGTATTGAATCTGAATCATCTCCTATTATCTGTACATACAAATCATCTCTCCCTTCATTTACAACAATTTCTTTTGATAATGAACTTGGAAATGACGACAAATACTATATTCATGGATGGAAGGATCAAGAAGATACAATTCCACTCTCTCCACTTACCACCGCCACCATCACTGTTCCAAAGACATGGAGTGGTGTGACAGCAGGTGTCTCACCTTGGGATGAATTTATGGATATCACAACTGATACAGAAAGTGATTCCTTTACATTCAATTCAATAGTGGTTCTATATGATATTCTCGATAGTGACAACAATGTAACTACAAAAGACGTTCCCATGGGGATGTACTTCACAGGAGATTGCGAGGAGAATGGAGTGAACGGACAAGCAACTATATATAAGAGTAGTGAAAGTGCTTATGGAGCAGGGTCGGGGTGGTCATTGAGAATATGCACCAGGTTCTCTTCAGTGCCTTACGGGAATCTCCAAGTAGAAGAAATCTCTCTTGAGCCGGGCATTATACCAGAAAGCATATCCAGAGTCCTCGGGGCTGCAGCAGAGACAATACAAACAGTACGAGAGTTTGCTGATAAATCCATATATAACTCACAAGGATTACGCGATTTGTATAACCTTGTTAAAAACGGGAAGATGAACGTTCCTTATGTGAGAGAAGTCAATACTGTTGTAGATGGTGAGGTGACGAAAGTAAAGTATTGGTTCGTGAATGGAAGGAACACGGAAGTACCTGTTTATCAAAATTAAAAAAGGAACTCATATGAGTTCCTTTATTTGTAGTCCGCGAGTGTTGGATTGTTATCGATTATGTGCACCACCAACTTTCTCATATTTAGAGATCGAACACCCAATTGTTGATTGTCTCAGATATGAATGGAATTTGCCACTCCCTCACCCTACGTCTGGTACCCTCAAGAGGATTTGAACCCCTACAATTTCTTTAGAAGAGAAATGTGCTTCCATTACACCATGAGGGCATATTTCTTTGTAGCGGGAGAAGGACTCGAACCTCCGAGGGACTTACTTTTCTGCCATAGGGTTATGAGCCCTACCTGATACCAACTTCAGACACCCCGCGATGTTTAGTAGCGGACCCAGGATTCGAACCTGGACAAGCAATTACTGTCTTGAGGTTATGAGCCTCACGTTTTACCATTACACTAATCCGCAAATTTCTAAAAAGTTGAAATCTAGCTAGTAAACTAATAGTCGCATTACTAATTACCTATGCTACCCTCTACTATTAGTCATTTCAACTTTGGTGTCCCGCTAGGTAGACTCGAACTACCAACTTCGTCCTTATGAGAGACGTGATCCAGCCAGTTGATCTATAGCGGGATTATAAAAAGAATAGTGTTTTAAACCTGTATCTTCCAAGACCATTTCAGGTCAACTACCGCTGAGATATCTGACTCTTCGTATCTGTCGCGGGGTGGTTGTCGATCCACCGTCTCTATTCTTAATTTTTATTTATCAGTAGTGTCTTTAGTCTCAGGCGTTTCCTCAGGCGCAGTTTCCGCTGCCTTAGCCTGAGCAGCCTTGAACATCTTCATCACCTGAGCGTTCCGGGAATCCATCTTGTAGTGCTGGATGACCTTTCCATCAGGAGTAATCTGGATATGGTCTTTCTGCATCCCACGATGGTGAAACTTGTTATTATTATAGTTCTTAGACTTCTCTGCATTCAGACCCTGAGCCTTTGCAACACTTCTTTTGCTTGCGTACATAGATAATAATAAATTAAAGTTAAACTTCTTACAAATTATATATACTAAACATCTTCATTATCTTTAGTATTTTCTTCGTTTTCTTCGTTAGAATATCCTTTTATATTGTATTCTTTCATTATTACTTGGCTTTCTATATATCTAAGCCACTCTTCTGTTGCGTCCATATTAAAATAATAATATTTCTTCCCCTCTCCACTTACGTATAGTCCCGTGGAGATCCTGTGTTTTACATATCTCCATATACATCTCTTCAGTATCTCCGGGTTTGTACTCGTATGGTTCTACATCCTGTATGAGACGAGGATTAAGAGATTTTCCTGTTTGTTTTTTAAAGTACTCTGCTTGCTCCGGGGTAACATTCTGGAATGTAGTTACAGCCCAAAGGAACCAATCAAGATCTTTGTCAATAACCTCCTCCATAGTCATACCTTTCTTTTTCGTATACCACCAGAACTTAATTGGCCATTCTCCAAAACGATCTTTTGAGATTTTATACATAATATAATATACTAAAAAAGGAACCTCTGTAAAGGTTCCTTTTGAATTTTGATTTAATGGGGTATTAATAAATCACATTACCATCATCAGTCCAATTATTCACGTTAGAAGTGAAAAGAATTTCGGAAGTAGAAACTTCAATATTATATGTGTATTTGTGACCTGCTAACCATTCACCTTTAAGCGCACTACCTTTAATAACAGCAGTTCTGTTTCGAGCCCAACCTAAAACATTTGTCTGATAATTAATAGTTACAATAGCATTATCCGGTAATGTTTGCGGAAAAACCAAAATTGCCTCACCAGCCACTGTCGGAGTAGCTGTGCATGTATAACTCGAAGATAATACTGGGATATTAGCACCACCAGAAAGATTCGTCCAATAACTACTCACACTGCTATCAAAATCAGCGATTGTCTTTGGGACACTTACTATAACACTGGTGACGTTAACAGTAGTTGAATTAAGAATAGTTGATTTGCTAAATTTAAATATGATCTGAGCAAGAGTATGATTGAAATTAATATCAACTGCCTTCTCCGTGGATTCAGCCACATCAGTTACAACGGCCTTCGCATAAAGTAAATCCTTCTGATTATCAATCACTCCAAGATCATACCCAGTGAGTGTAAGTTTTGCATTGGTTTTATCCCATGTTGCATTGGGTTTGGTTGTACCATTAGCAAGTGCATAGAAGGTCATGGATCCTGTTCTAGGCCAGTAATAAGTGCCATCAGATACTCTATAAAAACTCTTACCCAACGAATCTACTTTCACAACCTCTTTGAATCCACCAAAGAAATCCGTCGCATCGGGGGCAGGCTGTGTATATTCCGCAAGTGTTTCATCATAACCTCCGGTGGTATAAGAAGCGGCGATACCAAATTTCCAATCATTAGGAAGAGTTGTTCCATCAACTATGGTTGCTGCCTTTGTAATCAATCCACTATTGAATACAATTTCTGTTCTGTCATAATTAATATCTGTATCTTGAATATCCATTTTAGAACATCCAATGAATATGAATAATACGGACATTAAGCAAATTAAAAATTTCTTCATTTTCTTTTTCTTTGATTTATTTATAAATAATAATTTTAAATGGTTATATTTATTTCGTCAGAATCCCATCCTCCTACACCAACATCAATTCCTCCGGTAGATTGATCATTCGTATATATATCCGAATAATTTAATTCAATATTAATTAACCCACCCATGGGTATACTTTTTACCCTATTTGAAACATTTACTTTAACTTTTCTTTCTATGTTATTAATTAATATTATTTCGAATCCGATATGACATTCGAATGTATCAGATATGTCCCATGAACTATCGTCCTGATATGCAGCTGGAATTCCGAAAGTAACTATTCTACTACAAAAAACATATTTATCTAAATCACCTCGACCAAATTTTATATCGCCGAAAATATTACATTGATCATTTAAGGATTTTTGTGTTTTTATATTTCTGGCATTAGACATTCCAGATAAAATCAAAGAATCTAATTCCATTGGTCCCCACGTATCGTCTTTCAAATCATTATATATAATTATCTGTATTACATATATAAAAGATTGTGGTGAAAGTTTACTATGTATTTTTCTTGAATAATACCCTTCTTCGTTAATATCCCAATCATATCCGTGTATATTACAATCCATATTATCTATAGTGGAACTCCATATTTCTTCGGGTTGTTCATATATAGGATATTGATTTAAAAAAGAAAATACTGATCCTTCTTTTTTATCAGTTGATATTAAATAATTGCGGTTTGAATTTTGTAAGTCGTATGTGCTTATTACACAATCCACTATATCTGATGTCAATACATTAATTGGAGATTTATATGCGGGTTTACAAATAACAAATTTGTTATTTACATAAATATCTTCGTAAATCATGTCATGATTTTTATATCCTATATCACCCCATGCAAATTCATCCCAGTAATATATAAAATCATTGCCTAATTTATAATCATATGTTATCTCCGGTATAATCTGTATCTCATAATCGCCTGATGAATAATATATTTCATTTTTCGCACACGACAACGCTAATATTACCATTAATATGTATGGCAATATCTTTTTAAATATATTATTAACACACAGATACATCTATATAAAATATAAGGATTTCTAAATTAATTTAGAAATCCCACCCGAGCCCCTGATTGGATTCGAACCAACGCCACCTGATTACGAAACAGGGATTCTCCCATTGAAACTACAGAGGCATATGGTTGAGCTCCTTACCGGAATCGAACCAGCATCTTCTGATTACAAAACAGATATCCTCCACCGTTGAACGAAAGGAGCGTTTGTAGCAGTGGAAAGATTTGAACTTTCAACCCCCAGTTTCAGAGACTGGTGCTCTAACCAATTGCGCTACACTGCTATTTATTTTGAGCAACCAACCGGAATCGAACCGATGTCTTATCCATACCAAGGATACGTACTTAACCAGCTATACTATGGCTGCATATTTAAATTATTCTACCTTTTAACCAACCTTCCTCTAAAAAACCCTCCAACAATTCTCTTTTAATTTTTTTGTTTATTCCATTTTTATTAATCCAACAAGTTCCTTGTCCTGAAGTTCTTCTTCGAAAGGTATTTTCATCATTTAAAAAATCAGGAAAGTATTTTTTTAAATCCCTATATATATCTTTTCTATATAGCTCACCGCGAGATTGTAAGTATTCTTTTGCTTTTGTAGACCAACCCTGCTTTGAAAAATCAATTCCTGAATTTTTTATAAGATTATTTAATATTTCTATTTTTCTTGATATTAAATATTCTTGATGAGCTTTCCAATGTTCAAATTTTTCTTGTTTAGATCTTTGTTTTTCTATTTTGTTTTTAAGTCTCTCATCTATATCTTCTCTTATATATTGTTTGTTTCTAATGGGAAGAGATAGTATGTCGTTTAAACATTTAGGATTTTCTTTATAAGCATCATTATAATAGATCTGAATTATTTTCCATCCTCGATTTTCAAAAAACTGTTGTTTTTCTTTTGATGTTTCGTTTAATTCACCGTCTCTATTATAATGTTGAGTACCATTTATTTCTATTCCTATTTTTTCATCAGGAAATGCTATATCTAAACGAAATCCTCTTTCCTTCCAATACGGAGTATATTCTTCAATAAAGTCAATTCCGTTATTTTTTAAAATTTGTTTAAAGTGTTCACACGCTTTAGATTGACCTTTGCTATAATTTAAAAATTCTTCTCGATGTTCAGACATCCATTTATAATATCCTTCGCGAATTTTCTGTTTATGCTCGTTTGATAACTTTCTCCCCTTCCTAATATTAATATTATGTTCTTTTCTATATTGTTTATCTTTTTTATATAAAGCTGATTTTGATGGAGTTATAAAAGGATTATCGCAACAATTATTTTCATGTCTAATTAATGCTCCTTTGTTTCCACAAGTTTTACCACAATATTTGCAATTACAAATAATGTTGTGAATATTTTTATAGTCTATATGAGCTCTATTAAAATTTAAAATTTTTAAATTCTGTTCCCTATTAGGATTTAATTTACAAAACCCAGTGTGTCCTCCAAGTTGAGTTTTACTTTCAAATTCCCTTCCACAATATTTACATTTATACATATATAAATATAATAAAATCAAACCCCCTCTTTATAAATTAATCCATTAAACTAGTATCCGGTAGAAGATTCGAACTCCTATGCTCAGATTCGTATTCTGAAATCCTTCCATTGAATGAACCGGACATATTTTAAATACTTACATTGTATCTCAGAGAGGTGATGGCCACTTCCTCAAATTTTACAGCGAATGTTTTAACCTCATAAACTATCACTTCAATCAGCTCTACAGACTTGAACACGCTTCTTTCGCTTGTAGATATTATAAGTATTTTTGGGAATCGTGTCGGATTCGAACCGACGCTGAGGATTTCTCCTCCCGGGGCCACAACCCGGTGACATTGACCGCTAGTCGAACGACTCCATATAATAGTGTCAAGTTTTTGAGCTTGTGACACCAGCAAGCCTGTGGGTACCCCGAGACTCGAACTCGGAACCTCCGGTGTATCAGACCGGGACTCTGACCAATTGCGCTAGATACCCATTAATATTTATCAAACTTATCAAAAAACTTTAGTGTGGCGGTAGTCAGATTCGAACTGGCATCCTACGGTTTCAAAGACCGAGATAATAAACCTTTATACTATACCGCTATATTTTTGCTGATCCTAAAGGATTCGAACCCTTATCGTCCGGGTTGGAGCCGGAAATGCTGAACCATTACACCAAGGACCAATTTGTGCGGGAAGCGAGACTCCAACTCGCAGCCTTCTGAGTGGAAATCAGATATGCAAAGCAGTTACACCTTTCCCGCAATTCATTTGAGCAGCATACTGGTAACGCTCCAGCGTCTCGACATTGGCAATGTCGCATAATTACTTTTATACGAATGCTGCATTAGGAGTCTGGGACTGGACTCGAACCAGCGTAAGTCATTGACTATCAACGGTTTTGCAGACCGCCTCCTGACCAACTCGGACACCCAGACATTATATATTCAACTTGTCAAAGACCTAACAAAAAAATCACCTGAACCTTTCTCGCTCAAGTGATCTTCGTCCTATCTTATAAACTTTTTATCTTCACCTAGAGATAGACTTACTTGAGCATAGCATTGCCACCACACCAACCTTGGCGCTGTCCGCAAATACCAATATGTCCAATTGTCTGTCTCATGTTTATATAATACAAAATAATTCCAAAAAATTTAATCTTTTGTATACTTTTTTATTATATCTCTTGCTTTCTTCGAAATAGTGTCGGGAATGTATCCTACTAAACTCTCAAATCCAGCTTTCTTCATTTTGTGTTCCCAATTACCACTATGTAATCCACCGATCCATGCCCATCCTCCCCGAGGATACCAATTGAAAGATATATCAAAGTCATTAGCATCATCTATGTCGTTTAGGGAGAACTCATAACTACTTCCCATCACACATAATGCCTCATGACACATATATATTGTTTCGGGACAGAGGACGTATATATCTCCCCCGTCTACTGCAGATGCAACAATACAATCATCTTCATTATATAAAATATTATATTCATCACTCATATCGCCCAACTCAACAACAACCTTTGTTTGAATTCCCGCTACGTTTAGTCCAGAAGCCTTGGTTCCAAAGTACTTTTTACGTCTTTTTTTAAAATAATCTTCGCACAGTTTCCAATCCGGTTCATATATCTCAATTCCGTTGATTTTAATAGCGGAGTTGATGTTATCACCAAATATTCCTTCGTTTATATAATTAACTAAATGCTTCATATTATAATCTTTGTCTTTGCCACTCTTCCCAACCGCGTTGAGTAACGCCTTTCTGATCCTGAGGAAGAGCTCCACATTCATAGAATTCTTTACTTACATGAATCCTTCTCTCTCCGTACTTAACTGTATTTAAATACATCCAATAAGTATCGTCTCCAATCCTATATCCTTTGACTGTCCCAAATGATGGAAGAGTGTCTTGTTTTATCTCCAATCCATCTACCTTCTTACAGTAGTTGATAATTCTAGCATAAAGATTTCTCCAACTATCAATCGTCATAGTAGAGGGGTTTATCTCATACCACTCTCTATTTCCTTGATGGTCGCGACAAAGTGCAACTCCGTTTCCAAAGAATTTCTTAAGTACATATGCGAGTTTCTCAGGAACGGTCTTTTTTCTCACATTATCATCAAACAGACTCTCTGTGAGACTCTTTGGTTTCATAGTATACTTACTATAACCAATAATTCTATTGAGTGGAACGAATCCACCAGTCCACTTCATCATCTTGCCTTTATAAGAAAAGACAATTCCTTCAGCACTCGCGAGATTTTCCTGTCCTATATCATTCAATACATCCAACCATTTCTGCAAGAACTCATTGTCTTCGAGAGATCCTTCCCTTTTGATCTTATCGGTTGCTGTTTGAAGATCTTTAAGGAGTGATTTAATAGTTCCATCCTGTCCATCATTCACGAACCCGCTAGTTACTCGAATGATGTCTGCTCCCAGACTATAGAAGAATTTCTGAAGGGGTAAGAGAACATCCCCGCAGACTTTATTTGCGCGTTTATCGAGCGTTACGAACTCATCCAAATGATCTTTATAGGTGTCCTTGAGATCTCGCAAATTTGCGCTGTTTTTGTCGCAAAAAACCCATCTTCTACACACATCTTGAGCTGCTTTATAGTCATCCATCATCCAACTCGCATTTTTCTCGATCCATTTAAAGAAAAGACTGAATTTGATTGCTTCAATAGATGCGTCGGGAGAGACATCATATGTCTTTAAAAACTTACTCCACTCACCCAGCCACTTCTTTTCAAGACGTTCAGTTTCTTCTGAGTATTTAATAAGGACCTGAGGGGTAATTTTTGCATTATCTATTCCTTCACATGCTTTCTCGATCACATCAAGTCCACGCTTGGTGACTTCGGTATTCTTCCATTCGCTCCCGCTTTCTTGTTTTTCATAGATCCATATGTTATGGAAATCCACTTGATCGGATGGGTATGGAATCGTATTGGTTGTCCCAGCGAGGATGCATTCACAGTTAACAACAAGTCTCTTGAGTGGAGAAGGATTAAACCAATCCTTACCTACTTTCTTGAACACGGCTTCTATGATCTTTCCACCCCTTGTGTAATTATCGAGTGCTGTTGGATTATCCTTCCACTGAATTGCAAAATCACTCAATGTCATTCCACCTTTCTCACTGTTGAGATTGCCTTTATTACGAATGAATATGACTTCTCCTGCTTGGTTCATACTAGCCTGCATACCAAAGCCATCCATCTTTTCAGTCATTCCTTCCATCTTCCCACCAAAGACCGTTCTAATGAGTTCCTCAATGTCATATCCAGTGAACTCGTCTACATCATATGGATGCATCATATGCCCGCTCGCACCACCTTCGAGAAGTGGTTCTTGAACGGATAGTTTCTCTATAAAATATTGTGATAGGTGTTTCATTAGACGAGTTCTTTTAATTTATTCACACATCTCAGAAGGCGAGGGAGTTTCTCGCGCTTCTTTGGGGTTGAAAGGACACGAGATTTCGCACGAATGTATTGTTTAGGATCGAGCATCTCATCCCAGTTATCAATATTGTAAATTTCGTATGTTGAGTCTATCTCATAAAAAATGTCTCCATCTTCTAACCATTTATAAATAAACTCCATTCTATTAATAAAGTCAATGACAAGTGATAAATGTTGGTTGTATTTGATTTCAAAAGCATATGCGTTTTTCTCTCCCCAACCACTCTTTACTTCTTCAAACTTCCATCCATTCCTTGCACATAATATCTGAGCATAAAGGATGACTTCATCGCGTTTTTTGAGATCGGTTGGGTCAAGTTTGATGTGTTCTTTTTCAATAAGATCTTTATCAAACAGACTTTCTCTAATATATTCCGTGATTGATTTCATTACTTGAGGTCTTTAAATTTAGCACCATTAAGAAGAATATTCAATGCGGAACCAGCATTTGCAGGTGCTGCATCATCGGGGCCAGTCATTCCAGCACGATCGGTCTGAGGCATCACAGGACGTGGTGCTGCCCAGGAAGGAGGTGTCTGCTTACGTTGTATAAAGATATCACGATTCTTCTCAACAAGCTTACCAATATCTTCAGCACTACTTACATCTACTCCGGCATCATTCAAGTACTTGATTGCTGATGTAAGAATATCATCATGCCCCTTAAAGAGTTCCACAACACGTTTCGCTAGTTTGTCACCTTTAAGAGCCGGACCGAAGATATTGTTTTGAGGAACAGCTTTACCAACAGGAAGCTTTCCATTTTCTCCTTGATTTGGTTTAGTATCATCTCCAATAATAGCAGCAATCATACCCTGAACAATCTTAAGGAAGTCCTGAACAGACTCGGGTCCCTCAACAACCATACAACTAAGGTTTGCATCAGGATTTATAAGACCCACTTGAGACCAACGATGATGTCCATCAATGATCCAGTTCTTACCACCATCCTTATATACAAGTACGGGAACAGGGAATCGTGCTCCAAACGCGCTACCATCGAACATCTGAGGAATACATTTTACTCCCCAGTCCTTAGTTGCCCATTTGGCTGAGTTTTCAATATCGATTTCTGATTGAGTAGGATAAAGATCTGCACATGAGATGCTCTGGCCTGGAGTTGCTGTGTATTTCTTACCTTCTTCATTTTGCCCATCGAAAAGGTCTTTAAGAGCAGCCATCCAGAGTTTAGTGTTATCGCCACTTTGTGTCTTACCAAGAATTTTATTCAATTCAGCAACAAAGACCTTCAAATTACCTTTCTTACTGAAGTCTTTAAGCATTTTATCGCTAAGAGACTTAACGTCATCTAATTGTTCGAGTATATATTGTACGAGATGTTTCATGGATAAATAATCATGAAAAAAGGACCTCTATTAAAGAGATCCTTTCAAGTAGTCGAGGAGGGAATCGAACCCTCACCCCATTGCTGGGAGTAGATTTTGAGTCTACCGCGTCTTGCCATTTCCGCCACCCGGCCATATTTACTCATCAACTTCTGGAATTATAGTTTCAACAGAATAGTCAAATCGATCAAATTGACTCCAAGTATTTTCATCATCATAATAAAAACCAGTCAATTCATGCATCTTATCAATCTGAACCGAACTTGGTCTTGGACAACGGTCTTCAAATCCAATAGAATGTTCGCAGTTCCAACGGTTGATAGTTGTGGTGAACCTTACCCAACCTCTCTTTTCGAGAGTATCGGTGAAAGAACGATAATAACCCCGGGATTCCCAATTATTAATATCTTCTTCTGGGAATTCATCCTTAAGAAGAAATCTCGCGGCATCTTCGTGCTTGAAACGAGGGACATAATATATATGTCCATATCGATCCATCCAACAGTCTCTACCAAATTCCATTTTATTAAACCAGATATATCAATGTTTTATCCTTTAACAAGCCAGTCTGCAAGGGTAGTAACCATTGGCCCAAGAGTCTTCCAACTACATTTAAATCCTTCTCCTTCAACCCATCCTTTAGCTGCCTGGAATACTTCATTAGACTTATTTTGATTCCTCTCTCCAGCATTTGGATTAAGGTCTAGATCAATACTCCCGACTCTTATTCCAGCGTCTCTAAGAGACTTAGCTACGTTAAGAGACTCTTCTACTTCTTTAAGAAGTCTTTCTGCGCGCTGTTCCTTGCGATAACGAGGTGTGGACCAACGCCTGAAGACACAGTGAGCTCCATGACCATGCTCTCCGTCACCCTTATCGTACATAGCAATAACAGTAGAGAATACGGTTTTGGCTCCACGGTTCTGAGAGTCTGTTCCAACCATGATTTCTATATTTCCGTGTTCCTTACAATATTGTCTTACGTAGTCTTCCCAGTTAGGAAGTCTTTCTCCGGTGAATTTCTTAAATGTTACTGTTCCAACCATGGTATAAATAATTTTATGCCTCTATTATCCGCACAATTTTTATATATTTCAAAATTATTAGCAATCCATTCTCTTGCTTTTATTAAATCAATTGATAAAATTGTTTGTATTTCTCTATTAGTGGCGTATTCACAATCATAAAAAGGATCTTTTATTAACGCATCCGGTTGTTCTATTAGCCACTCCGCCCAAACATCGCTACCTTTTTCTTTGATAATTATAGAAATTATTGTTTCTAATATCATACTTCGTTTTCCATTGAAGGTCTGATAATTATCAAATAATGTTTCTATTTTATAAATAAGGCCTTGTCTTATAATTCGTTCTTTTGTTTTTACTATACCAAACCCATAATTTAAAATTAATAAATTATTGCGGAGAGCACCGGGGTTGAACCGAATACGCTCATCACGCACAGCACGCTTTCCAGGCGGCTACCCTCTCCGTCAGGCTTTACTCTCCAATTGTGCGGAAGAAGGAGGAGTCGAACCCCAAGCCACTTAGGCTCAATCCGCTTTCGAGGCGGTTCCGGTCACCGTTTCGGTTCTTCTTCCATTGCGGAGAGCAGTGGTCCCGACCCACATGCACCGAAGTGCACAAGCTGCTTAGCAGGCAGTCCCTGATCCCATCAGGTTTACTCTCCAATATTTTACTTTTTATTCATCAGTATCTCTAGCATCTCTTTAGAACCGGGATGATATTTTTCATTTCCATCAACATACCCTTCCACATCGAAACTACCACCATTATTATAACAAGCGGATTCAATGATAATCTTTGTGATAAGTACACCATCGATTCTTTTATCCAGGCACTTGATAGCAGTCACAAAATCATCAATATTAACAGGTATTTCTCTCGCACAATACCAAGTCTCACCTTTTTTATTTTTAACTAACTCCCAGGTATATGAAAATACTTTTTTAAGATAATCTCCTACGACATCGGATTTGACATTCTTTTTAGATACGATAATATTATAAACATTCATCATAATTATATTATATTGTTATACGTATATAATTATAAAAAAGGTCTCTTGAATTTAATTCAAAAGACCAATAAATTATAAAATAATTACACGAATAGTAGACATTGGTCTTTACACAATTACTCAAAACTCGAATTCAACAAGTTCTGTTCAAGACTCAAACTAACTATCTCTACGTGTGGTGTAATATAATTTTTCTTCATATTAATAATTTATTTTGAGCAGCACGCGCGACTCGAACGCGTCCCTTGACCTTGGGAAGGTCATATGCTAACCACTAACACCAGTGCTGCATCTTATATTAAATAATATATGATTAATTCGAATTATTTAGTTTTCTCATACATTTCTATATAATTCTTTCCATATTTGCTTTCTACATATTCAAAATATGGTTTCATATCTTCTTCATATAATACAGTAACATCTTTGTTATTTAACATTTTTATTTGCCATTGTTCTGTATTAAATCCCTTTATTTCAATGATTTTATCGTTGACTATAAAGTCTGGTATATAATAATGTATTCTCCCTTTGTATTCATAAGGACGTTTTTCTTCGCACCTCTTAATAGGAATGTTGTGATCTATATGATAAATAACAAAAGCAAGTTCCCAACTACTATCACAAAAAATTCCTTTATACCAGCCTTTCTTTCCGCGACCACTACCTTCTCTTAATCCTCCAGCAAGTGGATTCTTTTTCATAGTTTCAGATATCTTCTTACGTCTTTCTTGTTCTGCTTCTGGTGATTTTGCTTGACCCGGATTGTCTCTATGAGAATTTGTATATTTCATTTTATCCTTAAATTCTTCATTAAATCCTATTATCCATCCCGCATTTATGTATTCTTCTAATTTTTCTTTATCAATAAATAAATTTATTGAATCTTTGTTCACAACTATTTTTCCTTTATTAGGAGCAACAGTACCTTTACGTTTATGAGCATCACAAGAAATAATTCTTTTAACATAATTCGGATTTTTATGACAATATGGCACATGCCCCACCATCGCTCCCTTATTTTTAAATTTCTTTCCACAAAATTCGCATTCATATATGTATATATCCATGATTAAATAATAATGAATCAAGACTCATTCATTAAACCAACTAAACAACTACAAAAAAAAGACGCATTTCTGCGTCTTCGGCGGATAGGGCCGGATTCGAACCGACGGCCCGCTATTAACGAGCGGCGGTTTTCCTTGCTCGCGTCACTTTCGTGTCGTGGTCTGGACTTTGTCTTCAACTGTTCTAGTTGCTCCCTGTAAAGTCTCTACACACTGTCTTCAAACATTGGCTCGGCATTACCATATCATTGACTTAGGTTTTACCGAATTAGGGGAGTTCTACATTGATTGTTCCCAATCAAGCACTCGAATTTTAGTGCAAGACCGCTGGTATAAACCACTCACCCACCTATCCATCTCTATTAAAAATACTAAGACATTATCAATTCTTTAACCTTTTCCCTTTCAATATCGAGAAGTTCACGAAAATAGGTTCTCCAAGTATCACACTCTATATCTTCATCACACCCAAAACCGAACACACCTGGAGCTTTGTCTGGGAAGAGAAAATCATATATATAATAGAAAAGTTGTCTCTGGTTTAAGTATGTATGCCACGGACCAGCATACTTTGAGCGCCATATATATTTGTCTTCATCCCAACCAAACAGGCCAGCCAGAAAAGCATAAGCATAATACCCTCGAGTCTCCCTATACCACAAAAGGAACTCCTTATCTACCAATAATTTATCTTTTAAAGACTTTCCTTCGAGTGTCATCTTTATCCACCCAGCACATCTCAAGACGGCTGTATTGGTTGTCCGTTCGTTGTTGAGCATATTTTTATATTCTATGTTTGCCTTCCTGGATATTTCTTTCTGAATGTCTCGTTGTCTCTGGGACAATGTATTCATAAAATTCACCAACTCCTGGACTTTTCCTTTAACGTATGGTGTCATAGTTTATCCCATTATTTTCTTTTTTATTCTGTCGAGTTCTGTTTTAAGAGTAATGGATTCATTTATATGTTCATCTATAGCAAATATAGATGTTTCTCGATGTGGTGTGATAATTTTAAGTATAACTTCTACTATCTCACGAGCCGACATCGAATCTATGGTTGAATCAATTCCTAAAATATTATAAATGAACGGCGAATCTTTAAAGTAATATTGTCTTGGATATAAAACACTTTCGTGGAATGTCCATGGTGTTATGTGTGTTTTGTTTTCTATGGTCTCATCATCATTACCCCAGAGATGGTATCTCACCCATTGAATAAAATTTATTACTATAGCATTACAACTTTGTTCATATGTGACATTTTCTGTCAGACCATTTTCCCTGATTAGTTTTCTCAATTGACATTGGCGATCTATAAACATCTGAAGGAGGTCTGTACATTTCCTATAGACCTCCTCATGTTGTGGATCGAGATGTTTAAGATCGTAGTTAGCCATCAATTTCCTCATTTGAAATACTTTCTTACGACACCACTCACAACCTTACCATCGTACTGACCAGGAAAGTGAACGGCAAAAACCTTCATAGCATCTCCCATGTTTTTAATAGTAGGATCTTCGAGCATACCAATAACGGCAAGTTCAATTTGCTCTGGTGTCATCTGCTGACGGATGAACTGAGTGAGGTAATCCTCTTCTTCTTTATTACCACATTCAATAGCAGCATCGTAGAGTTTCTTAATTGTCTTGTATATGTCTCCTTCGGTAATTGGTGTGTTCTGATTTGGACGGCGATCAAGTTCTCCAAGCAGAACCGCAAGAAGACTATAAATTACAGGATTATTTCTATTAGCAGCACGTTCAGTGCGAATCTCATCTGTGTTTTTAAATGTTCTCATGAATATATATAACAAAAGACCTCCTTACATTTAGTAAAGAGGTCTGATGAAATATTATTCAATTAATCAGCAAACACTATATTATTAAGTCCACAATCCTCAACAGCTTTCTTTTTACATTCTTCGCAATATTTGAAATATTCTTCGAATGCTTCCGGTTTAGTATCGCGTTGTCGTTGAATGGCAAGTTCATCAGATACAGTGTATTTCTCTCGTATTCGCTGATCAACAAATGATCCGTAATTGAGAATATCTTTAACTTCACTTTCTGTCAATTCTTTAAAATCCTCAACAGTTTCGAGAATAGGTTCAGGCAATCGTTCTCCGTTTACATAATATACATATCCTGGAGAATAGGTGGGTCCCACCCACTCTCCATTGGATATTCTTCTTAAAGTACAATTTTTATCTGCATATATAGTAAATCCTATCTGTATCATAATAGTTAAATTAATTTATTCTGTTATTGAACTAATTCTAATACTATAAGCATTCCAGTTGGACGCATTTTGATAATCACTCACGCTTTCTGAAGGTACGTATATATGTTGAAGTGTACTTAGAGGTGGAAGTGAGCTTGATGTAATAGTTGGTGGTGTTGTCGGTTTACTCGTTATTACAGCAAGAGCTGAGCACCACTGAAATACCTGATCAGCAAGAGTTGTCACTGTGCTTGGTAATATTATAGATGATAGTGCTGAGCAGTTCATAAATAATCTATATGGAATAGCTGTTACACCTTCTGGTATATTAATTGAAACTAACTCAGTACAATTGTAAAATACTGCTGATCCGAATGTTGTCACCGAAGAAGGAATATTAATTGATGTCAACCATTTACAATCCTGAAAAGCATATTCGCCAATCGAAGTTATACCTTCATGTAATACAACTGAATTAATTTTATTACAATTATAAAATGGAGAAGAAACACTACCCACATTTAATGCGTAACGTGGAACGTTACAATAAAATTCAACTTCAGTTAATTCAGTACAATTATAAAAAGAAGAATTAGTAGTGGATCCAGTGATTGATGTTAAAGTACTAGGAAGTGATACTGATGTTAAACCAATACATCCACTGTAAGCATTACCTTTAATTGAAGTAATCCCTTCCGGAATAACCAGCGCACCTGTTAATCCAGTACATCCCTCGAATGCTGAATATTCTATTGAGGTTATGGTTGATGGTATCGATGTATTTTTACAACCAGTTATTAATGCATTACTGCTTATTCTAATAATACAATTGCTTCCGTCACCATCATTAAATCTGGTGTTGTTAGACGAAACAGTGATTGAACTAATATTAGGACAATTTGAGAATGGATTCTGTGATATTTCAGATATTGATTGAGGAATATAAACTGATGTTAAACTGGTGCATCCATCAAATACACGGGTGCGCAGTTCCTGGATTCCACGCGTAAATATTATACTATTTAAACTAGTGCATCCTTGGAATGCATAAGTACCAACATAACTTGATCCGCTTTTATCAAATTCGACAGATGTTAACCCAGTACATCCAGCGAATGCATAATCACCAATATATCCAGTATTTCTTAACACAATAGATGTTAATCCAGTGCATCCTTGGAATGCATAACTATTAATATCTGATATTACATTGGATATAACTGAATTTTTACATCCAACCCATAAAACATTATCGCTTATCTTTTTGATATAATCGAGTCCATCATCCGTAAAAACGGTGTTATTGGGATCAACATTAATATGTTCCAACCCAGAGCAATATGCGAATGATGGAATAGGGATTGATGTACAACTTGCGGGAATGGTAATAGATTGTAATCCACCGAGTTTATAAAAAGCAAAACTTCCTATAGACACAACCCCACTCGGAATAATTGAGTGATTGCATCCTAATATTAATGTGTTGTTTGAAGTTTTTATAAGACAATTACTACCATTACCATCATTAAAATATTGATTATCGGTGTGTACTGTTATGTAATCTAATCCGTTTGTTGAAGACTCGGATCCAACATAATAAAAAGCGTTATCTGCAATACTTGTCACTGTGCTTGGGATTGATATGGATGTTAATGAGACACAACTGCTAAAAGTACTGTTTCCTATGGTGGATACTCCCTCAGGAATAACAAGATCTCCCGTCAATCCGGTACAATCATAAAAAGCATAGTTACTAATTGATGTTATTGTATTTGGAAGAGTCGCATCTATTATAGCTGCGCATTTTTGGAATGCATAACCACTAATTGATGTTATGCCTTCATGTAATGTAATAGAATTTATATTAGTACATCCATAAAACTGACTGGAACCATATGTTGGGTCAAACATATACGAAGTAATATTACAATATATATCAACATTAGTTAATCCAGTACAATTCATAAAACAATTATTTGATGGTGTTGAAGTACTAGGGAGCGATACTGATGTTAATCCAGTACATCCATTAAAAGCATTGCTAGAAATGGTTTCTACTCCCTCAGGAATGACTAATGCTCCTGCTAATCCAGTACAACCCTCGAATGTGTTACTACCAATATATTTTAATGTACTTGGGATCGATATTGATGTTAACCCAGTACAACCTTTAAAACAATATTGTTCGAGTCTGGTTAGAGTACTAGGGAATGATACTGATGTTAAACCAGTACAGCTGCTGAATGCACTGCTATTAATGGTTGTCACTCCTTCAGGAATAACTAATGCACCAGCTAATCCAGTACATCCTTGGAATGCGCGAGAACCAATATTCTTCACAGTACTAGGGAGATTAGTGTTTATTGAAGCAGAACAATTTATAAATGCATCATAATTAATACTTGTTATCCCTTCACGCAACATAAATGAATTAATTTTATTACATTGATAAAATGGACATTTATTATTACCAGGATCTCCGACATATTGAGGAATTACTCGGCATGCTAATTCGACAGTAGTTAATTCAGTACAACCTTCAAAGATTGATGAACCAGATGAACTAGTCCCATACCATGTCGTTAATGTACTAGGGAGCGATACTGATGTTAATTTAACGCATCCGTAGAATACATAATTGCCCAGGGTTTCCACTCCTTCAGGAATAACTAATTTTCCAGTTAATTCAGTACAGCCATGGAATGCGTTGCTACCAATAGTAGTTAAAGTATTAGTATCAGGGAAAGATACCGATGTTATCCCGGTGCAACCATAGAATGCATTTTCATTAATGGTTGTCACTCCTTCAGGAATAACTAATTCTGTTAATCCAGTACATCCTTGGAACGCATAATTATTAATAATTGTTAGTGTGTTTGGAAGTGATACTGATGTTAATCCAGTACACGATCTGAATGCAGCGGTACCAATAGTTGTCACTCCTTCAGGAATATCAATAGATGTCAACCATTCACAATCTTGAAAAGCATATTCTCTAATCAAAGTTACTCCTTCATGCAATACAACTGAGTTAATTTTATCACATTGATAAAATGGAGATTGAATATTATTTACGTAAAGCGCATACGGCGGGACGTCACAATAAAATTCAACTTCAGTTAATTTATTACAATTATAAAAAGAAGAATTTGTACCGGTTCCAGAAAATGTTGTCAAAGTACTAGGGAGTGATACTGATGTTAAACCAGTACAGCTGCTGAATGCATTGCTATTAATGGTTGTCACTCCTTCAGGGATAACTAATTTTCCAGTTAGATTAATACAACTATTGAATGCAAAAGTTCCAATTGTTGTTAAAGTACTAGGGAAATTAATGGTTGTTAGCCACGAGCAATAGCTAAATGCTGATTGTCCAATTGAAGTAACTCCTTCATGTAATATAACCGAATTAATTTTATTGCATTGATAAAATGGAGATGATGTGGAGTTTAATTGAAACATTGATGATTTAACATCACAAGCAATATTCACAGTTGTTAATTCAGTACATTCAGCGAATGAACCCCAGGGTTGACTTGATGAGGTTCCCGTTCCAATAGTTGTTAGTGTGTTTGGAAGAGATACTGATGTTAATCCGGTACACCCACGGAATGCCCGACCCCCAATAGTAGTCACTCCTTCAGGGATAACTAATTCTCCTGTTAATCCGGTACAACCATAGAATGCATAATCATTGATAATTGCTAGTGTGTTTGGAAGTGATACTGATGTTAACCCAGTACAGTTACTAAATGCTGATTGACCAATTGTTGTTACTCCATTAGGAACAACTAATGTTCCAGTCAGATTGCGACAACCACTAAATGCTTCTTGCCCAATTGTTGTTACTCCATTAGGAATATTAACAGATGTCAAATTGATGCACCCGCTAAATACAGACCGACCAATTGTTTTTACACCTGCAGGAATAATAATAGATTGTAATGCAGTACAATTAGAAAATGTATAACTTAACTCACCAACCGCAATAAAATATCGGAATTCATCAAAATTGGTACATTTAGTTCTAAAATTAGTGTTGTTAAATATCGATGATGAAGAACTAGCCATTAACTGATCAGATGTCACTGCATATGCTTCCTGTTTAGTCATATAATCGCTATTTGCACATAGATGATTATTATACATCACTTCCATGGCATATGGATTGGTAGCACGAGTTATAGCAATAGACTCGTCTTGGAAGACTAGATCGAAAGTCTTCGTAATTATTGTTGTGTGACTAGGATGATTCTTTTTTCTTAACTTTACTGATAATGTACCAGTAACAATAGTTACTCCTTCTGGTGGAGTGGTCATCAGTATAGTACATTCGGATGGATTTCCATAGGAATCGGTTGATGTTGATGTGATGGTTGCGTATGTAGCCATATCTCCAGTAATCTCCCACTCCGCAGTCATCTCACCCGTATAGGATTCTTCATCTTGATAGCTTAAGGTGTATGTACTTGGTGTTTCTGATATTAATTTATTATTACCAGTCAACACAACATCATCGGATGAAGGATATACACATTGTAGTATTTGTACATCCTTATCACGAACCTCTGGAACTCCACCACTGAAATCTATAATGGCTCGAACAATAATAGTTTGGGAGTCGGAACCATTTTCTACGGTAGTTAATAAACCATTATTACTAATAGTCGCACGAGTCCCTGCATTAATGAGCGAATACGTTATCTGAGGATTTGTAGTCTCTCCGATTATAATAATACCATATTGTGCCGTGTGACCCTCAACAACTGATGACGGTCCGGTGATGAATATAGAAGGTGGAGCGATAATATAGAATTGAGATGTGGGTTCAAATACATGTTCCCCAAACACTCTTTTTAATGTTTCAGCAAATTCAGGGTCATCGATTTGCTCCATATGTGCATATCCCACTAACTCGAGAGATCCTCCGTTATCAACGAAATCAACGAGTTTTCTCATATCATTAACTGTCATTGGAACATCATCACCCCACGCTACGTTATTCATATAAACACTACATTGACTATCTTCAATGATTTTATTTTCAAGCCAATCAAATACTAAAGAAGGACTATTAGATATTTTCGAGCAATTACGAATATCTATTGAATAAATATTCATTCCCCTTTTTCCATAATTAGGATCTGATGTATCTGAAGGATAATATGGCTCTAAATGAACACCACTAGTTTGTAGATTTGATAATGAGTTTAATGATAAAACCTGTAAAGCAACAGGGAGTTCAATATCAGTTATCGGGGCGCCATTAGCAAACTGAACTGATGTAAGTCCACTAGCGAAAGCTCTGAAAGTCTTGAGATTAACAAGTGTTCTTAAATCCATGCTCGTCATAGCTTGAAATCCAGCTATGTTGATATTCTCAAGGGTGAGAATATTAGCAATACCGGATGGTGCGACAAGAGCGATATTTCTTCGTGCGTCGGTGCGAGGGTCGTCTATACCTAAGATAAGATTTTTCATCTTTGATCCAAGAGTGTCACTCCAAGCTGCAGATATATTGAAGTTTTGTGCACCAATATATTGCATTACACTACTAAGATCAAGTGTTCTTATATAATTTGGTGCATATATACGAAGAGGAGTACCCGTTTGCCAGACATCCATGCCTCCGGATAAGGTAAAGGTACGACTCTGACCGGACTCTACATACACTCCGATCTCTACAGGAACCCTGTTTTGTCCCCAACCATAATATGTATCCTTACCTGATTCGATAGTAAATGTTGCTGTGTTAGGAGCACCGGGGATAAGGAGGTTTATAGCATTATTTTCATAAGCAGCATTACCATAAATAGCGTCATATGTAGAGAATCTATTCGATATCCACCATTTACGATGATCACTTCTTGAACCCTGAAGTGATCCAAGATAGTTTTTATCTTGGTAGATGTAAGGTTCTATGTATTTATATACTGCATCTTGATTATATACTTTTTCCGCCCACTTACCAGCCTGTTCTTCATTAAACATCTCAATCATTTCAGTATAATTAAGACCCGCTTCGAAGAGAGCAGAGTCTATTACACGCACCATAGCCATACACTCAGGATCTGTTTCGAAGTTATTCCAGAGCACACTGCTGTGGCCTGCGTATGCATAGTCGTTTAACTCAGCATCCCACGTAGTACGATCAATATATGGTCCATACTTAAGAAGACCATCGTTTCGAACACCGAGGATAGTATCGTTATCATAGTTAATGAAATACCAATGTTCTCCGTCTTCTGTAGTGATCATAGAGTTTTTAACAGTCTGGTCAACAGCACCAAAGCGTATGAGATAAACATAATATGCTGCGAGTTTCGGGAGGTCAAAGTACTGTGTCTTCTCAGTTTGCCATTTATCAAATCTAGTTTGATCTCCTACGATCAAAGTATTATAAGTTGGAGATGTTGGATCATCATCCCACACAGCGGCCCCCTCAGTACTGTTAACCCAAAGAGCGAGTCTCTTAAGCTCAGATACATTTGTAGTGAGGTCATTCACGTCAGGATAACGACTCTCCCATACCTCGTTCATCTTCCATTTCCCACCTTCCATGGTGGTTGCATAATAATCAAACTCCTCTTCATATGTCCTACCATTATCCGGAGTCTTAAAGAGAGCGAGGTTGTAACCTGAATCACGGAACTCCCAGCAGTTCATAGTGTCCTCGTATGGTTCAAATCCTGGAATATCGCAGAATCCAAATACGGACTCGGTGCTTTTATCATTATTAAAGTTATATTTTCCTAAGAAAGTAAGTGCTTCATCCTCTGTTCTTCTATGGAAGATCACAATCGGGAAACCATCAACCGTGGTACGGACATCATAAGGATATCCATTATCAACAGCGAGTTGTTGAGCATGTGTGCGAAGAACATATTCACCACCCACCTGGGATTGCTTCATAACATCATTCCATATACGCGCAACACCGGTATTATGAGTACCCGAAGACTCTGCGAAGTCCGCTTTAATGGTCCAGCAGCTCACCCTCTGCGCACCCGGTTTGAATGCATAAAGCCTATCACTGACTACGTGTCCATCTGCATCATAGACAATAGTATCATCACGTTTCTTTGTATAAAGACGAAGGTTCTTACGAGGATAGGTGAGCGATGACGTACCCTGAGGGCGCATCTGTGCATTCTTCATCTTAAAGCTATAAGCAGGATTTTGGAGGTTAGTATAATCGATATCTACCACCGTAGTTGCTTTTGTATCAGTAGCCGTTTCAATCGGTGTGAGATCACCAGTAATAATCATAACTGGAAGATAACTAGCTATCTTATCAATGTCAAATGTTGTTCGTCCTTCTTCATAGAGATCATTTCTCTCGTACACGGCTAACATCTCATCAACCGTAGGACGATAAAGGATATAATTATTTACTACCGCATCCGCATCAAGGGCTGTACTATATATTCTTATTTGTTTAAGGATGATACCTGCGTCAATACCACCAATAGATAAGAGATTTGGTGATGTGAACTGATCAGTCTCTGCGAAATTCTGTGTCATTGAGAGGATACCGTTGAAGTATACCTGTGCGAGCCGACTTAGTGTTGATCCAGAAGATCTATTAATAACTATAGATACTCTTAAATCCTCATCGGTCTTATATCGTCTATTAAGATTTAATCCACCATAAGACTTTACTATAGCTTCTGTAGCCGTTAGTTTCACACCAGCCCCTGTTGAAGGATTGATAAGATCGATAAGGGTTGCGTTCTCATCCTCTACGTTAACGGTCTTAAACTCAAGCTCAATAGTCAATCCCATGTTTGTAGGATTATTTGCAAGAGGTGCGATATCAAAATCAATATGAGCCCCAGATGGTATAACTAATCTATTATCTACCCATCCGGATGTATTATTCCATTCGAATCCCTCGAGGGCTGCGGTATGTGTACCATCCGTCCAAGTATTTCTATCCGCGGAAGTATTATTCTTACCTTCAGCAGTAAAATTCATTACAAGATCTGTAGTGATCTCATGAATATCTAGTGTTGTTTCTTGAACATCTATTGAGATTTCCCTGGTGTATGAACCTGTTAAAAGAGATAATGTTTTTTCTCCTGTCTCTGTAAGGGTCAGAGTCACACGTGACTCCTCACTTTCTGAACAAACCACTGACGCTAGTGTAACATCATCTACGTTAACAGTAACTGTATTTTGGTATTGGCCCGATGGGTTAAACGCAGCAACACGAAGAACGAATGGTTCGAACTGTATTGGTGAAATCACAAGTGGATCATATGGACCAAGGATCTCGGAACCCACGGGGAACTCCGTCGCGGTAACGAGAATTGGATCTCCAGTTTGACCAAGACTAACTATAAATTCTCGATAATGAATACTAGAATAATAAATAGAACCATTTACATTAATACTCACTCTAAACTGAAGCGAGTGACGACCCTGGGTAAGACCGATGATATTAATATATTTTGTTCTACTAGCCGAAGGATCATTAATCTCATCTTCATTCTTATTAAACGGTACACGAGCACCATCGATATACCATTCCATAGTTTTTTGTCCTACACCACTTACCTCGTATGGTATTTCTACGTTTACGTCCCCATCATTGATTCTATATACATTAGATATATCCATTGAATCATTCATCGTTAAGTTAATCACTTGATAAACAACGGAGAAAGATGTAGTTACTTTTGTTATTTGACCTTTAATTTCAATGATAATATTATTCGTACCTTCTAAGATATAATCATCAACATTAAAATTTACGGTTGTTCCCGCCGCGTAATTTTGTGTTACTACGCGAGTATTACTACCTCGTGTGATAGTATATGTAGCGGTAACGGCTTCCGCAATAACCATACCACTACGGTTAACAGTTTGGAAAGTGTAACTAATAAAATTGCCTTTATCCCCTAAAAAAACAGTATTATATAAATCCGAAATTGGATTAACATTGATATAATACATAGGTTCAAGATCAATGCGGTCTTTAATAAGATCGGTTTGAGTAGGATCTGCAATATATGCATCTCTATCTTCTTCATCTGCGAAGATAAGATGAGCGGATCCATCATCTAATGTAAAACCCGTTCCAAATTTATTTGAATCTATTTCTTTAATATAATTCTGCACCGCAAGACCACTAGCTGGTCTACCATCACCTACAGGATTTTCAAAATCCATATCCTTGTTTAAAGGACCATTATATAATTCTTTTGCCATATTTGCTTTTATTCATTTTTCCATGCATCTGCATTGACCCATGGTTTGTTATTTATCCAATATCCTTTTCCGAAGCATGATCTTATAGCGGTCCACACCAATTGTAATCCTTTATATACAGCTGATATAGCACGCCCACCAAAATATTCTTGTGACTGACTATTAAAGTCTTTAATGATCATGATTGTAGATGGTTTTTATTCTTCGTATATGTGATAAATTTTATCGGGGTCGACTAATCCAGCATCAACCAAAGCATTATATTCATTTTCTGTTAAGAATACGTCTCTATCTACCATCTTGAGTAATACTTCTTGAAGAATTGTACCCGTGATATCATTTTCATTATTTTCGTAAATATTATCTTTAATAAATTGTCTTATATCACTCATACATAAATAATAAATGGTTATCTCGATATCAAGACAACCATGTACTATAGTATATTTTATGGTGTTTAACAATGTAGAGCCATGTCTCGGAACTCTCCCAAAGTGACGTGATGGTTAAATATAGAATTTGGTTTACCTTTAGTTATAACAGCAACCGCATCATGACTATGAAGACTTTCGCGGTGAGAACAAATAACTTTAAAGTCGGTAACTCCAGGCAGTTGATTAAGTGAATTTTTAAGCATCCTCACAGCATCCTCAACGAATTTCGTCTGTGCACCATTCTTCTCAGCAAATGCCTGTTCATCCGGACGCTTACAAAATACCAGTGTTTCCGTAGTGAGTGTATCTTGACACATTTTGATAAGATCTTCCAACCAAACCATATCTTTAAATTCAATACCAATCCTAGCTATGCTTCTCTGACTGTGTGGAATGCCATAAACACTTCTCTCAAGTGCAGCGTGTTGACTGAGTTCAGTACTACACGGACAAGCGCTAGAATAAATGAAATCCAACCACATAATCTTTTTAAACTCACCGTTTGCATCTAGGTTAGTATCAAATACTACATGATAATACTGATATCCACCTTCGGGCTCTCCATCATCCTTAACAGACCTCAAAGCCGGTTGCCACATGTGATAATCAAACTCCATAAGGATATGTGCGTCAAACTGTTTGAGATCTTTTTGATAATTCTTCAAGACCTCTTCGAGTTTATTGATATCAAACACATCATCCTTACTTTTATAAGCAGACCTAAGAATTCTACTCATATTAATTCCTCTATTTACACTTTCGAGAGAAACTGTTCCCGTAAATCCTGCTTTTACTTCTTGATATCCTCCATCTTTTTGTTTGATTTTAATGGGCATATGGAAATTATGAATACCAACAAAATCAATAGGCATACCATCAAACGGACCGTTCTGAAGGTCAGGCATGGAGTCGAGATACTCCTGAGAAGGAACAAAGTCCTTATCATATGACCTCTTGAGGTCAATCACTTTTACATCTTTATTCATCATGATAAAATATATTAAATCCTCTCTTATAATTAAATTTTCTTATAAATCGCTTATAACGCGAATAAAAAAGAAAGATGACCATTTAGTCATCTTTCGAATTAAAGTTTAAAATACGCGAGTTTTGATAGCTTTATGTTTAAATTATTCGGCATCTGTATCAGTCCACCAATCGGAGGCAAACTTAACAGTAAGCTCGATAGGTTCGTCACTGTTGTAGTCATAAGCTCCAGGACCTTCGATATTTCCTTTCAACATAATATCTTTAAAGATCACATCTTCATAAACATCTCCTGCACGATTAGCAATCTTAACCCTGAGCCAGTCTGCACAGTAGTCTTTTTTCAACTGTTTCTCACCAGTATTAATGTCATACCCAAGTCTTGACCATGCTTTGAAGAGTTTGTAAATGAAGTTGTCTGTTCCATTACGGAGGTTGAGTGCAAAGGTAACCGTAAGCTCTGCGCTTGTATCATCTATGCTACCTTTAATGAAAGTACGAGTTGTCCCCATGAACTTCTGAGTAGTTGTCTCAGCTGTTCTATGAATAGCATCAAGACCCTCGATCTTCTGTACGTGTTCTGTAATAATAGCCTCATCCTGACCAAATTGCTGACGGAGTGCTTCAGGGAGGGTGAAATATACTTCAAAAAGGTTCGAAGGTGTATAATCCCAACGATTTACACCAGCCTGTGAATTTGTTATATGTGGTAACATACTTTTTCTAATTTAATTATTTATCTTAATAATAATACTTCTTCCTAAACTAAATAAACTAGTTTGTTTTGTTAAATATAAACATAAAGAATTATAATATGGACGGAGAAGTA